CATACCGCCGTCATAAGTCCGCCTAGAAATTTCATTGATCTTAACAAGCGACCTCCTGTCGCTGTTAGTCTAGGTTGCCATGTGACGGGGTATGCGCCTCCTAAGCCCTGTTTAACACACACGCCGTCAGCAATTAGAGGTACAATGCGTCGGTTTGCCACCGAACCTAAAGTTCCCAATCGTCAACAACTCCGCAAGTTGGAGAGGTTCATTGATAAATGGCTCTCGAAAAACCTAACACCGCTGGATTCCACTACGGATTTCAGTGTTGAGAGGTGGCTTGCAAACACTACATATCCTGAGCGACGAAAATTAGAATTACTTGAATTGAATAAGGCAATCCTTTCTGAAACTGACCCGAAGTATTGGCGAGTCAAAAGTTTCATCAAGGAAGAAACTTATGCCGAGTACAAAGACCTCCGCCCTATAAACTCTCGTACTGATGAGTTTAAAACAATAGTTGGTCCATATTTTAAACACATTGAAGAGGCTTTGTTCCAAAATCATCATTTCATCAAGAAGATTCCAGTCCATGAACGTCCTAAATACATCATGGACAAGTTATATAGTCCTGAAGCACGTTATATAGCCAGTGACTATACGTCGTTTGAAGCACATTTCACAGCAGAAATCATGCATGCCATTGAGTTTAGGCTCTATAAATATATGGTATCCAAATGTCCCCATAGTACATTCACCTATCTCTTAGATTCGGCATTGGCCGGTAATAATGAAATAGCGTTTAAAGATTTTTGTGTTCAAATCCAGGCTATTCGGATGTCTGGAGAAATGTGCACCTCCTCGGGAAATGGTTTCACTAACCTCATGTTAATGCTGTTCGTCTTGTCTGGGTCAGGATGCACTAACGTGGATGGTGTTGTTGAGGGTGATGACGGGCTTTTCCGTTATCATGGGCCTGATCCTAATGCTGAGATGTTCTCTGAACTCGGCTGGAACATTAAGCTCGACATTCACGACGAATTGTCAACGGCAAGTTTTTGTGGTTTAGTCTTCGATATAGAAGATCTTAAGAACGTTACTGATGTGAGGGACGTTCTTATTAATTTTGGCTGGACTCAGCGAGCCTACCTATTGTCAGGCAAGTCTAGGAAACTGGATTTGCTTCGTGCGAAAGGCTTTAGCTATGCCTATGCATATCCTGGATGCCCTATAATTGGCGCTCTTTCTAGGTATGCTTTACGCGTTACACGCGGACGAACTATTGATCATTTTATTAAGAATAGCGTCCATATGGGAGAATGGGAACGGGAATGGTTGTTGAAAGCCATTCAAACTGTCCCTTCTGTTGCAAATACTCCTGTAGGCATGAGAACGCGACTGCTAGTTGAGCAGCTCTACTCAGTTAAAATTGAAGATCAGATACTTATTGAAAACTACTTGGATTCCCTAACAAAAATTCAACCGTTGAATCACCCCTCATTTGATATTCTCTCCGAAATTTCATCACACTATTATCATAATTATGTCCGTTCGGTACGTCGAGGGGACATGATGTGGCGTCAGGACATATCGGCCGTGGCCGGAAGTCCTGTCTATACGCCTGAAGAGATGCGTTTAGTATTCTCGGAAAACCCCTTTATAGGTGACCCTAAAAACCGGAATCGTTGGATTCCGGACGGG